GCTGATACCTGAGAGGATTGCGGCAGGTTTTTGAAACCTTCTACAGTTTCATCCCACCAGTTTTCTAGCTTAGATACCTTTAAGTCTAGTACAGATTTAGCCTCTTCTTCAGTGACGTTATTGATATCCTTGATTAGGGCTTTTTCATCTGCCTCAAGGCTTTCTATTTGAAAACCATAACCCACAGATTGTTTACCCATGTCATCGTATGGTGTAGCTTCAAAGCCCTCTTCAGCTATTAGTGTAGATGCGGCAGCACTGCTAATAGGATTAAGGGTATCTAAAACATCAGATATAGGCATACCTTCTATAGGTCTAGCTACTTCACCAGTACCACTTCCAAATAAATCTTTAGCTGCATCTAATATAGCATTAGTAGCCTGTTGTGGAAGCGATAAGTACGCTTCATCAGAATCAGTAGAGAATGTAATATCACCTGTTTCTTTATCAATGTTAAAGATTGGTGGGTTCTCTACAAACCATTGTCCAAGACTATCCAGTACACCGCCCAAATCAGATAGTACAGGTACACCTTCTACACCTTTACCACCTAGTAGGTACTGAGGAATAGTTAAGTCTTGTTGTAACTGACCTTCAATAGCAGCACCAGAAGTAGACATTGTATTAATGTCAGGTGTTATAGCTGTTGATACGTCATCAGGAGCAATTAGATTAGCTATGATATTATTTAGCTGCTGTCTATCAGATAACAAGGTAACCTTGTCCAACTTACCAGTAATAATACCAATGTCTGTTACCTGCCCATCTTGCTTTCTAAACGCACGAATAACTGCGTTCTTAGGATTAGTGGGGTCAGGTTGTACCTGCAACACAAAATCCTTTGCTCCAAACTTTTCAAGCATAAATCTTTTTACTTGTGGAGAGGAAGCTAGGGCTTGATTATACTCAGTCACAATACCTGCAACATCTAATGCTTTATCCATACCTGTGTTTAAATCTTTGAAAGCGTATGGAGTACCATCACTTGATGTAGGTATTTGATAATCTGCTTTAACGATGTTAGCAGCTTTCTGTATTAACTCTTCCTGTGTACCACGTTCACCTAATATAGACAAAGCTTCATAGGCTTTGATTACAGCGTTTTCAACATCCACAGTATTGTAGGTTTCAGATAAGTCAGTACCAAATACATCAGCAAAGATACCTGCTTGTAATTTGTCTGTAACCTCTGACCTTGCTTTAGCATCAATTCTGACTAGCCTGTCCTCATCAAGACCCTGTATTTGCATAGCTGCGTTACCAAAGTCTTGTACTGTTAGTACACCTGTCTGCGTCATCATCTCTTCCTCGTACTGAGGAATTTCAATAGTACCTACATCGGCTTGGTCATAGACTTTAAATGCAAGTAAATCATAACGCAGTTTCTCGTCATCAGTTAAGTCCATCTTGATGCCAGAGTTCTTCATCATAAGATACATCTGCAAGCCCTGCTGGACTTTTTCAAATCCTTGAGGACTAGAAGGGTCTCCTGAAACAAGAAGAGTAGCACCATCATTCACAAAGTTCATAAACCTTGTTGGGGTTATCCCAGCATCCCTGAACATATCCAACTGTCCACCAAGACCTAGACCCTGTTCTTTTGCTAGTGCAAACAAAGCATCTTCTTTTTCTTTAGCAGTATACTTTACAGTTGTACCATCTTTTTTAGTGTACCCAGCATCAGTTAGTACACTACCTTTCCTTGTTAATCTAAACTGTTCAACAGCACTAACCAAACCAGAAGCTTTAGCATTAGCATTAAACTGTGTTACAGCCAATGCTGCTTGCTTAGTAGTGATATCATCCGATTGCTGTGTGTAACGTGACTTACCTAGTTGGTTTTTAGAGTAAGTAGGGTCTTGTAGATACTGAGTAAGTGCAGAGTTAGGATTAGAATCTTTTAACTTATGCGCCATATCTACAAGAAAATCGTTTACCTTGTTATCATTAACTGCAAAGTAATCGTTATTTACCTGATGAAAACCTGTAAATAAATCTTTAATCTCTTGTTTAGCTTCATCTGCTGTTAATAGTCCAGCAGAATACTGTGTATTAATATCTCGTACAGTGTCACCAAAACCTTCTAACAGAGTGTTCTGTGTGTGTACATACTTAGCAGGGCGAAAGGTCTCACCCATGAATGTCTCAAGACCTAGTTCAACATTCTGGTCAAAGATTTGAACGATGTCATTATCTACACCAGCTTGTGTTAAGGTATCAATGTATTCTTGTTTCTGTCCCCTGATACCAGCGTATACGACATCTTGGTCTTGTCCTAAATAGTTTTGTTCATTCTTAGTATAATCAAGCGCAAGGTCTCCTAGAAACTTCTTAGATTGAAGTTTTACCTGAAACTCTTTATTAGCCTGAATACCATCAGCTATTTCTTTTTCTTTTTTAAGTCTATCTACCTTACGCTGTTCTGCCTGTATTTCAATAGCAGGTGTTATAGCTGTAAGAAACTGCGATAGTTCACTAGGTTGTGTAGTTGTAGCGGCCTGTCTTACAAAGGTATCAACAGCACTAGCCGCTGGCCTGATATCAGCCTGAGTAGGGGCTTGAAACTGTCTTACTTGTGGTCTTTGTGCCATGTCTACCTCTTAAAAGTCTAAGTCTAACGCACCAAAATCACCCATCCAGCTACTACTATTATATCCAGTAGTTTTAGGAATGATATAATTAGGTTTTGTTTTTGCTATCGCTTGTCCAGTAAATAAGTTTTTACCTGTTATGTCAGCCTCTGCTGCATACGCACTAGCTGCTGTACCAATAGCATGAGCCATGATGTTAGGCTTCTGTCCTCTTGGCATACTGTTAATGCGGCTCTTCATCTGTGTGTTGACACCAATCTTTTCATCTTCAATCTGGTCTAACATCATTTCAAGATTACCTGATATAACATCTTTAGCACGTAGCTTACGAGCCTCTACGTTAGCCGCTTTTTGTTCCTCAGTTTGCCCTGCTAAACCTGATTCAGCCGATACCACTGCCCTTGATTCAGCCTCTTGCATAGCCTGTATCTGTAACTCAAAGTCTTTACCTGCCGCAGCTTCAGCTTCTTGTATGGCTCTTTTATTTAGTGACTGTACAGCAAAGTCTCTTGCTTGAGCAGCTTCTTGTCTGTTGCGCTGATATGCTCTTTCTTGTTCTCTGTACTGGTTGTTAGCTTCCATAAAGCCAACGATACCCTTACCTATAGTTAAGGCGGTATATGGGTCAACCATTGTCTATCCTCACAAATTCTAAAAAGGGTTTATTACCTACACCCCATGTTTCATGTCGTTTAATAAATGTGAAGCCGACAAAGCGTAGCCAATCAATAGCTACCTGATAGTCTGCATCAACAGCGTTAGTTAGTAGGGGGTACTTCTTGTTTATCTCTTTCACCCACTTACGTGAGCCACGTAGGAAGGGTACTGTAACCTTAGTTATAGGTGGGGCTGTAAGAAGCCATACAACTCCCTCATCACCCACACCATACATACCTGCAATCTCGTTGGTATCCTTTACAAGGAATGTCCAACATTCGTCAGAGTGGTCAAAGCCTAGCTGTAATGCTATCTCAGGGCTACCATGTGAGGCTGTAACCTCTGCTGCGTCTTCTGGTCTAAGGTTATCCTTTAACCAATCCACGTCAGCTTGGGTACTCTGCCTCACATATACCTGCATTACATTCTCCTTGAACGTAGTACGTAGAAGCCTTCCCACTCTGCGCTTTGGAAAGCACAAGGTAGATGACTATCACTCTCTATTATTATATTGGTTTCCCCAGCGTGTCCAACCACACCAAATCTATATGTACCGCTATCAATAGCAGCCTTATTAAGTATGTTAGCTGCACCACCTACAATACGACCTGTAAAGGTACGTGTATAAGTATTACGCTTTAGTGGTTCAATCTTTACTGTGAAGAAACCTGTTTTATCGTACACCACTGCGTAGTTACGTATATGTAGTACAGCAGTAGTAATCGGTTTGTTATCTTGTTTCAGTACAGGCTCAGAGAACTGGTACTTAAATGTAAAAGGAATACCAGCAAACACTACCTCACCAGCAGATAGCTTACCTGCTACAGATGATAGAGGTATGATACCACCATCCTCTGCTATGTATATCGTACTGCTATCTGTATAGGGTACAGTAGTCAACCCTGAGGTCTCAAGTCTTACACGTCTATCTAAGTGAATAGAGAACGCACCGTCTGTATATTCAGTAGCTTCATCCACTGATAGATTAATACGCTCTAGGAATAGGTTAGTACCTCGTTTAATAAGCATATAGATATCTGCTCTATTAAATGATACACCTATGA